TTGTCTACTGTGCGAACCGCCATCACGACGTCCTATTCGAGAGGCGAAGGTCGCGCCTGTTCTCACGGGCTGACCGGGGCTCCATTCTCGTGCGCTCCGGCCCCGTGCGGATCCGTTGTTCCCTCCGGAGCTTGAAACCTTCGCTTTTCCTGCGCCTGAAACGCATTTTCTAGCCGGCGTGCCTGCCATAGGGCGTCATTCCGCACCCCTCAGTAAGGGACCTCCGGAAGCCAGTCTCTACCACCGGGATCCCACGTCGCCTCATCTTTAGGATCCGGTATTTGCCCATACTCGTCAAGCATACGCTGCCTCGAAGTGACCATCGTTCGCAGGATCTGATCGGTCTCCTGCCATATCTCACGGGCAAGGGGTTCCTCCGGCAACGGAGGCAGGTCGTCATCAATCTTCGGGTCCGGAGGTATCCGCAGACGCGGGGGCATCCCGGTCGCCTCCATCGGCATCTCCAAGTGGCAACGGTACGCGATCATGGTCGCAAACGCCCGGTCGTCGTAGTGAAGACCTTCCGCACGACGGGCATCGACGTAGCGCATCTCGCGCAGCTCCTTGATCGTGCCGATGTCCCAGACCATGATCTCGTGATTGGAGATCGCCCAGTGCATCGAGTCGAGAAGGAGGCCCCGGGTGCGGTACGTCGTCTCCCAGCCGAGAAAGTTCGTGATCGTGTTCCGGATCTTGTCCTGGCGCGTGTAGACGTAGATCCTGGGATAGAAGTTCTGCTTTATTTCCGCTATGACGACGAAACCATGACCGCCGCTGACCTCAGGAGCCAGCCAGGCCGTGTTGTAGTAACGGCCCAGGGCCATCATCCTCTGCCCGAACTCTATTGGCGTTATCTTCCCGTGCCAGACCGCGACGATCTCGGAAGTCTGCCTGTCGTACACGGCGGAACACGAGAAGTCGCCGCCCTCGACACCCGCTGAGCAGTCACCGCCGATGCAATACTCGTGGTCCCGCTTCGGACCAACGTAGATCGCGAGGCATCCGTCCCGGGACTTGGAAAACCGGATGCCATCGGCGAACTCGACGAGTTCCCCGCGCATCGGCTCGATCTTGCGAGCCCGTTCGTACATCTCGGCCAGTGGCTTGGTCGGAAACGACGGCCTGCCCGACGTGAGGAACGCCATCTGGGGACTGCCGGGAAACTCCTGGTCGAAAAGATCCTTGTCTCCCTGACATTCCGTCCTGAGCACGTAGCGATACCACGAGAGCTGAGGATCGGTGAGGTTGTACTTCTTCTTGAGCGCCCTCTCCTCGGGAGTCAGCCGGAAATTGGGAGGCACGACCATCGTCGCATCGGGAAGACGCCACCACGGAATGAAGATCGGCACGAAGTCGCTCTCCCCGCTCTCCGCACGCAGCCACTCGCTGTGAAAGACGTCTCCCTCTCCCTGTGCCGTGCTCTCGATCACGACAAGACTCTCGGGAATCTTCGGCACCGCCTGGATCAACCCTCCGAGAGTCCTGGCCGGATACGGGAAGCGGGCGAACTCCGAGCAGTGAGCCACCCGGATCGTCATGCCCCTCCAGAGTTCCTTGCCGGAGGCCGTCGCGACCTGGATCTCGGAATTGAGCTTCACACGCCCATCGGAACACTGAATGTAATCGAACTTGATCAGGTCGGTCTTCCGCCGCTTCTCGACCGGCTTGATCTCCACCGGAAGGTTGTCAACGCCAAACGCACACTTCGCGAGCATCTTCTCCGAAGACTCGTCCAGGTGGGTCAGGATCATCGACGTGCTGTGCGGTATCGACCAGGCCGTCGCCGTCACGATCCCGCAACAGAAAGTCGAAACTCCCGGCTGTCGCGCCTTCAACACGATCAGGCGCGGAGGACGGCCCGCCTTGCGCCTCTCAAGAATCGCTGCGTTGATGTCTGCCTGGGGATCGTTCAGCCGAAGGGTCATCACCGGAGCCTGCCCCGGATTGCCCTTCGTCGTGATGTAGAACGCACGCTCAAGCCATGTACGCGGATCCTTCCGCGTAGCGGCCATGAGCTTCAATAATTCATTGCAGGAGAGCACTCATCAGCCCCCACCCCACGTCAAGAAGGAAAACCGTGAATATGCACGACCACCGAGAGTATGCTCTTGCAGTGCGGACAACGAAACCCGAAAGTATTGAACACAGCCTCATAGTCCGGCTTCCGCTCCCCCTGCCCCTCCTCCGGCTTGCTCAACTCATCCACGATCCTCCGCCCCTCCTCCGTCAAATCCTTACCCTCACCCTGCTCCGACATGACTCCCCCCTCACTCACACGGCTCACTCGCCAGCTCACCACACCACTGCAACCACCCACATTGATACATCGGCTCCAACTCCCCGTGAATCGTACACCGCACCGCCCCGTTCTTCCTCAACACATACCCCGCCAACTGCCCACTCCCATCAAAACACAACACCACATGACCATTACGCTCGCCCCACTGCTCCCTGCTCTCCGCCTTCGTGTACGCCTCACACCCCCACTGCCCGTCCGGTGACGTCACCATCACACTCGCAAATGCCTTCCCACTGAAAAATGCCCCAAAAAGAACCAGAAATGCCACTAAAACTCGCTTCCACATCCCAAAACCCTCCAACGCCACCCACCTTCTCATATACCTGCGCCTACTGTCAAACCTTCAGCCCTCCACGAAATGCCTCCCCCAGTCCGTCAGTGCGCTTTCAGTCCGTCAATGCGCTTTTTATTTTTTTGGGTGGCGCGGGTGAGGGGTAGACCTGAAATTGGGCCACAGCTCGCCTTGGATTCAGAGTTTGCCGGTCTCCTGCGGCCAGCGCAGCCAGCCAGCGCCGATAGCTCGGGCCACGGAGCGCCGAAGGCCGGAGGGCCGGGCAGGGCTCACCGGAGCCGGAGGGCTCGAAGGCTTCGGAGTGCTGGGGTTCGGGACTTCACCACAGGCCGGAGAGCTGGAGGAAGAGCGCCCGGGCGCGAGCGAGCCGGAGTGATCGCTCCGAAGCAACGCGCCGGGATCGCCTGGGATTTCGCGGAGTTGTGCGGTGACGGGTGCGGCAGCGTGGGCACTGGTCGGTGGTCCCCCTCTTCCTCCCCAGCCAGGCATGAGAACATCTAACGCACAGGCGGAGGGGGCGGAGGGGGGGAGGTGAGGGGGGAGGGCTTAATGAGGTGAGGGGTAGCACTCTGTTGGGGATTATGCGGGGGGAGACCCCGAAGGGTCAACCCCCCGCGCTGAGGGAGGGGGAGGGTCAGAGGAGGGCGGGCTCTCGGACGGAGCCGCACCGGGCGCAGGTTGCGGGCTTCTGGCCGCGTGCGTCGTGCACCCAGCGGTGTTGACATGTGCGGGCTCGGAGATTCCAGCCGCAACGCTCGCAGGCTTCCTGGTCGCCCTTGAGGAAGCGGAAGCCATCCAGCGGGGTGGAGATCACGACACCGCAGAGGGCGCACAGGCGGGCGGGCTCCGAGGTGACGGGCTCGACCACTGAGGCCGGGGGCTCGGGGTTCGCGGGCTTCTTCTTGGCTCGTGCCATCGTTCCTCCAATCTGGCCGGAGGGGTTAGGCTTCCGGCCGGTTTGCATCATAGCACACTCGGGGGCATGGCTGGCGGCGTGCTGGCGGGTCTGCTGCGGGCTCGGGGAGGAGGCCCGGGGGGGAAGGCCGTCCCCCCCAGGTTGCGGGCGTCTAGCGGGCGATCAGGCGGCGAGGGATTGGCCGGCGAGCCGTTCAAGGTCAAGACGCCGATCATCGGGGAGGGTGCGAGCAACCCACGCCAAGGCTTGAGTCGCCCTCCAGGCGGTAGGGCCGGGGGGCAAGTTTTCGACGTCCGGGCCTTCGTATGCCTCGCGGACCTTGGCGAGCTCATCCTTGGTTAGGGCCTTCCCCCAGTTCCGGGCCAGATGGCCCGCGTCAATCTGCTTGGCCGCCACCTCGCGGATCTTGCCGATCTGAGCCTGGCGGGTCTCTTCACTGAACGCCACCTTGACCAGGTCCCGGGTTGCGCTCCTCATGGTCGCGGTGTCCAGCTCGTAAGTCCGGCGCGAGTATTCAAGCCGGGAGTCGAGCCGTCCCCCGAGATGCACCTGCGAAATCAAGTCAGACCCGACCAGGCCGTTGATACAGAGCACGCGCAAAATGAACAGGGCAAGCCGGTACTTACCCGCCCCGTAGTCGCTGTTGGCCCACTCCGCCCCCAGTGCAACCCACTCCCCAGGGACGACCTCAACCGGCGTGGGGATGAGGGCCTTCAACTGGACTCTGACGTCCGAGGCCAACCCCTCGAACGGGACCGCCCCCCGGGCCGTTGCCTCTGACACGAAGGTCTCAAGCAAAGGCCGCACATCGAGGCGGCGGAAACGGTCGGAAAGAAAACCCCTCATCTCCCCCTTCACGGACCGCACCAGGTACCGCCCAGCGGCGTGCTGATAGCTCTCCGCCAGGGTGTGACGCAACAAAGCACGCTGCCACTCCTCCCCCCCGTTCAGAGCCTCGGCATACTGGGTGGGGACCCCCGCCCGCTCCGCCACCTGGCGGAAAGCGTGAGGGTGCATCCCGAGCGCCACCGTGCGCCCATCTTGGTCAGGATACGCAGCCTCAAGCACGGGGACCGGGTCCTGGTAGTTCGCGGGCCGGATGGCTGGCAGATTGACGGGCCGGTGTTGCCAGCTCAAGGCCGAGCCCCTGACAATGCTGTCAACGGGTACCTCTTCGAGCGTGCGAGCAACCACGGTCCCCGCCGTTGCCTCGCGGCTCCTGATCGCAGCTTCTAACTTGTCTCGAATGATGCTCTCACTCATGGCTTCCCCCTTGTTGCTGGGGCATGATCGCCCCCCGCCACCGCCCCCCCGTGGAGCGGTGCCGAACGTCGATCATAGCACGCCCAGGCACAGCCCCCCCGGCACCCCAGCGCCAGGCCCATCCTGACGCTGGGGGTCCTCGCAACTCCGGTTATTTGCCGGGGGGTCCCAGGGAGACCACGGCCAGAAACGCCCCGACAAGAAGGAGACCCGCTCCAAGAAAGAACGCGGGCCATACGACGGGACGCGGGGGAACTGGCCGGTGTGTCTCCCGAGGTTCAAAAGCATGGCTGACCTGCACCGCACCCATGACCATCAACAGCAGACCCACCACCAGGGTCATGCTGGCTGCGCCGCTCCATTAGTCGGTCGATCCGCCGCAACCAGGGTGGCAAGGTGCGCCCGGAAGGCGAGCACCACCTCGCGGGTCGTTGCGTGCTTCTCAACGCGGGCACGGTCAGCGGCGACAATCTCAAGCAGGCGGCGGCGCTGGGCCGCGTCAAGGTTCTCGCCTGCCCATTGCATATACGCCCAGGCGTAAGCCTCCTCCGCGAACTGGTCAAGGTCCATCCTGACAACGTGCCTGGTCCGTTCCTCGATGGCGAGCATCACCAGGCCCGCCGTGTAGGTGCTCGGCTTCGGCTTGTTCCATACCGTTGTCGGTCGCCTAGGGTTCGTGGTCTGGCTCACCATGCGCCAGCCGTGCTTACTGTGCTCGATCCAATACCGGATCGTGCAGCGCAGCACGAAACCGTAGGGGTAGTCAGGCACCACGAATGCCGACTCCGGGCCAGTGTGGCCCGACAGCGGCGTGAGTTCCCTCAACCTCTGCTCGTACTCGTCAAGGCTCTTCATGTTCCTCCCTCCTTCTGCTGCGGTCGTTTAGCTGACTCTACCACACACGTTTACCTCGCTCGGACGTCCTCCAGGGTCCGAGGGTCTGTAGATCAGACGCGGGCATAGGATAGCACCAACCCCGGGCACGGGGGTCTTGCCGTGAAACGCACCAGCCCGAACCGTGGTAACCCCGCCACAGTCCGGGCAGCGGTACAAGAACACAGTGTGCCAGGGCGGCTGAAACCCCCGCACCCGCTTACTCCCACAAGGACGGGACAAGTCGATCACCGCGTTGCATGGCTCCCGGGTCGCTCCATGCTGGGCCAGAACCCTCTGCGAAAGCTCCTCAATCAGCTTGTCACCCTCCGGCTCCGTCCAGGCTGCGAACCGGGCTCCACTTGGCAGGTACACCCGCACCACGTTATCAGCACCCCAGACAGCCCGCCCCTTCAGCTCCTTGGCGGCTCTCCGAACCGCTCGCACCTGCATTGGCGTTAGCATTACCTCCCTCCTTCTCAGTATTTCCTGTGCCAGCGTTCCCGTCCTAGATCGTCCTCGATGTCGATGCCGTACTCTGCCACGTCCAGGTCACTGGAGTCGCACTCTGGACACTCCCGGTGTACCTGGCCGTCGCCTGGCTGGGCATCATGGACAGCTCGGCACGTCAGACAGATGAGCTTAACAGTCGGTTGTTCCTTCTGGGTCGCTCGCTGCTTCCTCATTGGCTTTCTCCTCCTTCGGGTACACCTTAGCACGGACGACATTCACCTGATCGTCAAGGCGAGCGCAGACATTGCTGCCCAGATGGTTGTTGATGAGCGCAGCTTGCATGACCAGATTCAGGAACGGGGCAAGAGCCAGGTTGTCTGAGCGGAAACTACAAGAGACGTTCTCCCCAGCTTCGTACACCGTCACCGCAAGGTCAGCGACACACACACTGCTGCCATAGGTCCCGAGCGTTGCCTTCCAAGCGTACTCACTTCGAGGGTCAGGCTCGTGACGGATTAGCGATCCGGCGAGCTTCCTTACTTCGTGCCGGATCGAGGCAAGCTTCGCCTTGCACCGCGTCACGCCCAGGATTTCCCCCTTGAGCCTGTTTGCAAGGTCTTCAGCGGCAGGGAACACCTCCTTGAGGATGCGTCGGGCAATTTGGTCCGGGTGACGGTTCAAACTGAATGAAATACCAGGCAAGCTCATGTCGCTGAGGCTGACGTAAGCACGGTAAGTGGGGCAGTAGCTAATAACGGCCTTGAGTCTTGGTCCTCGGGAGTCATGCGCCCGGATCAGTAAGATCCGGGGCAGGGGTTCAAGCTGGCCGTCGTACTGGGACGCAACAAGCGTTGCGTAGGTGGCCGCCATGTCGGTCTCACGGTCCTCCAGAGTCCAACGCAAGTCGGGCCGATGCTGCCGCATTGACTTCAGTACAGAGTCGTAAAGCGCCGTGAACCTCTGCTTATCAGTCGTTTCTTCCATCCGTCCTTCTCCTTTCTTCGGCTGTCTCCTCGCACCTGGCATGTGTCAGCTCGTGCTTAGGCCCAAAGTACACCCGAGCCCCTTCTCCAATGGCCTTGCCGCAGAGCTTACAGATGGCCCGGAATTGCTGGCGGGTACACTCGCAGGCCCGATGCTTACAGTCGCCAAACTCGTTGGGCACACAAGGGCCGTATTGCGAACCAACCAGCGGTAGGTAGTACCAGCCCATTAGACCTTCTCTGCTTCGTCGCAAGCCGAGAAGAACCGCTCGTGATTCTCACAGTCGGTCAGGCTTGCCACCTTGCTCGCCCAGAGCACGCAGAGGGGATGCTTGTTTATGGTATCGGTCCCCGCGTCAGGTGTGAGCTGACGCAAGCGCCGGATGGCA